GATCAATGAGTAAAAAATATTTAAAAACACAATACCAAGAATTTATACACCTATCTAGATATGCTAGGTGGAATGAAGAAACAAACAGACGAGAGACATGGGAAGAAACGATTGCTCGCTACTTTAATTTCTTTGAGAAACACTTAACTAAAAACCATAACTATGACTTAGCTAATGATAGAACTAAACTAGAGGATGCTGTTCTTAATCTTCATGTCATGCCTAGTATGAGAGCATTAATGTCAGCAGGTCTCGCTCTTGAGAGAGATCATGTAGCTGGTTTTAACTGTAGTTATGTTGCGGTGGACACACCACGAGCCTTTGACGAAACCCTGTATATTTTAATGTGCGGTACGGGTGTAGGATTCAGTGTCGAAAGACAGTATATCAGCAACCTCCCTGATCTACCTGAGTCTCTATGCCCTACCGACACTGTTATAAACGTACCTGATTCTAAGATAGGATGGGCGCAGTCTTATAAAGAATTAATATCTTTACTCTACTCAGGACAGATTCCTAAGTGGGACCTATCTAAGATAAGACCATATGGTGCTAGGCTTAAAACTTTTGGTGGTCGTGCTAGTGGACCAGATCCTTTAGATGATCTCTTTAAGTTCACTATCCAAATGTTCCAGGACTCTATTGATAAGGGACAGCGTAAGCTTGTATCTATTAACTGTCATGACTTGATGTGTAAGATCGCCGAGGTTGTAGTTGTAGGAGGTGTTAGAAGATCAGCACTCATCTCTCTATCTAATCTATCTGATCAACGCATGGCTAATGCAAAGAGTGGCGCATGGTGGGAAGACCATCAACAACGTGCCTTATCTAATAACTCTGTAGCCTATACAGAAACACCAGAGATAGGAGCCTTCTTAAAAGAATGGGTATCTCTTTATGAAAGTAAGAGTGGTGAGCGTGGTATGTTTAATCGCCAAGCAGCTGAGAGACAAGCAGCTAAGAATGGTAGACGAGAAGAGTACAAAGACTACGGTACTAACCCTTGCTCTGAAATCATATTAAGAAACAAACAGTTCTGTAATCTAACTGAAGTAGTTGTTAGAGAGAAAGATACACAGAAAACATTAGAGGAGAAGGTAACTATAGCAACGATCTTAGGGACCCTACAAGCCACGTTAACTAACTTTAGGTACCTAGGTAGCAGGTGGAAGCAGAACACGGCAGAGGAGTCCCTTCTAGGCGTTTCTATGACGGGTATATTAGACAACCCTGGGATGATTACTGGTAAGATTAATTTAGAAGCCTTAAAAGAGGTAGCTATTAAGGTAAATAAAGAATGGGCAGCTAAGCTAGGCATCAATCAATCAGTCGCTATTACCTGTGTAAAACCTAGCGGTACTGTAAGTCAGCTAGTGGATAGTGCATCAGGCATTCATACTAGGCATAGTAAGTTCTATTTAAGAACTGTAAGGGCTGATAAGAAAGATCCTTTAGCTAAACTAATGGTTGATCAAGGTGTGTATCATGAAGATGATGTAACGAAGCCTGAGCATACCTATGTCTTTTACTTCCCTACTAAAGCACCTACAAGTTCTATGACTCGTAAGGACTTGACTGCTCTTAATCATTTAGATATCTGGAAGAAATTCCAGGATGAATGGTGTGAACATAAACCTTCTGTGACCATCTCTGTTAAAGACCATGAGTGGTTAGCGGTAGGTGCATGGGTGTGGGAAAACTTTGATGCTGTATCAGGTATCTCTTTCTTACCTCACGCTGATCACTCCTACAGACAAGCTCCTTACCAAGAGATTACTGAAGAGGAGTACTATGAGTGGCTTACTAAGACCACAGACAATGTTAACTGGGACCTAATTACTCAGTATGAATTAGAAGATACAACAGAGAGTACTAAAGAGTTAGCCTGTACTGCTAACACATGTGAGATTATATAATGCTAAAGGCTGACGGCTTTAATAAAGCTATACTAGGAGAGTGTTACGATATAACTACGTCAGCAAGAAGACTTGTTTATGCTATTGATAAGTGTATTAATATCTTAGTACAAGACATGGGTATGGAATATGAGGAAGCCGAAGAATACTTTTGGTTTAATGTACATGGTTCTTATGTTGGAAAAGAAACACCTATTTTTCTAGATACATATTCTCAACAAGACTTTGAAGATCTTGAGTACGAAGAAGATCTTGAGTTCTTAGAAGCTCTAGACAATCTTCAGTGAAGATCGCTGAGGTTAAGTGGGGGGACGCGTGGATTGATACATGCGATATGTCCCTTATACAAGCTAAGAAATTAAAAGCTATAGTCAGGTACACGGTAGGCTACTTGGTAGCTGATACTGATGACAGCATTATTCTATGCACTGATTACTTTGAAGAAGATAAAACAATGATAAACGCGCCTATGCTTATACCCAAAGGAATGGTTATAGACTATTGGCTTTATGATATAACAAAGGAAAAATAGAGTGAAACAAAAAGACGCAACCCTACTGGGGTATAGAGTTCTATTTGATTCTAAAGGAAATCTAATAACCGAAAGGACTTCGGTAGACTTCAGAGACTTAAGTAAATACTTTACTGAAAGAGACTTTAACTTATTAAGGATTACATTGAGTGAAGCTAAGATAAGACTGGACGCCATACATAACCAGATCGAAGCCCACTTAAATAATACTAAGTAGACCTATTAATATACTGTCTAAAATTCCCTATGAAGTATAATTTCATTATGAAGAACTGCTAAAGAGGTAGTGCCGTTTAAAAATTTAAGTGGGGATGATCTATCGTCTGAAACATCTAACAGTTTATAGATAACATAGTTGCCTATAATTTTTAATGCGAACAAATCTTTTCTACTGGGTGTGGGTCCTATTATTGGATTGCCTTCCACAAGTCCACATACTAATTGTTGTTGACAGCGTATTAATCTATTGGTTTGAATGGTGTCTATTACTTGAAGAATACCAAACATTTTATATTGAGATTGTTCTCTTTCTGACCAGTCACTATATTCCGATTCTGCCGTGGGGGAGAAAAGAATTAAAACTACACATGTAGCTGCCCAAATTATTTTCATTGAGTTAGTCTTTCTTCTCTGGGATATTGGAGGCTCCGAAGTAGAAGCTGACCACAGCTGATGCTATGCCTGACATGTACCCTAAGATAAGCATGACGATATCATCACTCATATCATTGGGTGGGTTGATAGTGACTAAGAATATATAAGCAAAGAACCCAAGTAGACACAAGGCTCCTAAGAGCTTCGGAGTCCAATCACCTGCAAAGCTTTTCCTTGCGTCCTGTACATCAGCCGTAGAGAGTGCGAAGAGATCTACATCTAGCTCTTTCATCTTAACCTCAAACTCTTTCTCTGCTTTCTTAAGCTCTAGTAGTTGCTCTGGCGTGGCTGCCTGAATAGCTCTCTCTACTGATCGCTCATCAGGTTCACACCCTAAAGCTTTAGCCACAACACCCATCGCCATCCCACCTAAAGGACCGCCTAATGCTTGTCCTATTCCAGGAGCTACTGATCCTACTACACTCTTTAATAAATTCTTAAACATTAATTAGTCTCCTTTTAAATATAAATCTATGTCTCTTATTAAATTATTAACTCTAACTGGTGTTTGCTCATACCATTTAGAAGGTCCAGTTCCTTCTGTGTTATACCTGAACTGTCTTTTAGCTTCTTCATAATCTCTGTCAACCATAGCTTGATAAGCAAGTGGAAACTTAGAAGTCCAATTAGTTCCTAGTTGATAATTAACTGAAGCTAGTCTAGCTATCATGCTAAGATTAGTAATACCCGAGTCATTAGCTTGCTTCCTTGCAGCTTCTAATGCTTGTCTAGTATCTACTTCATACCAGCTTTGAATCTGCTCATCTGATAGTTCATCTCCTACATTTAGTCGTTGTCGTTCTTCTTCTGTGAGTCTGTGTCCTATACCTCCTGTTGGTATTCCTAAGCTATCTTCATAAACTCTGTTGACTTTACCTTCTTCTTCCTCGAGTAAAGGTCT